CTTCTCCCAAACCAAGGTTTTCGAGAGCCGTTTGCACAGTGCCATCCGATTTGATATCGCCAAACGGATTCTTGCGGCTTAACAGCAGCGCGCGAAGTGCGGTAAGTAACTGGTCGTGCCGCCCCTTCTCCAGGCTGGCACCGGATGCCTCCACCACGCTGCAAAGTTCCTCCTGCAACATGTCAAAGTAGTCATCATCCAGATCGGTGGCAGGCGTGCCGGTCTGGGGGTTACCACGGGTAAAACCGTTCTTACCCGCGCCGAACTTATCCTTCTGCGCGGTTTTCGTGTCTATACGATGCATGGATTACTCCGGATATTTAAAAATTACGTAGGTTTGCGACGGGCAGAGTTTGTTAAGCACACACTCGACAACGGTGTCACCCCAGATACGCAGTGCGGAATCACAGGGATCGCCACATGTCATCCAGGTGGAGTTGGTGGTGGCTGGCATGTTGACCTGCCAGTAATACCGCCATTCCGGCGCATTCACCGCGTCAGTACAGGCCGATGAGCAGGTGAAAGTGCTTTTGTCGTATCGCGTGATGGTGGCATCTGGTCTGCCCAGGGCAGCAAGCTGTGCAAGATAAAAATCCTCGTTGATGCCGCCCGCCAGGTTAACCTTCGCATCCAGCCGTTGCTGACGCTGGCGAAGGGTCTGCGTTCCCGCCGGAATACATTCATCCGGCAGACCGCACAGACGCTCCCAGCGGTTTATCAGTTCAGTGGTGGTGCGAGGATCCAGCTCCCGCATCAGGGCATCCGCACGCTGATGAACACGGGTTAATGACGGTGCCGCACCGGCAATCGCCGGATCGCTGGCTGACCACGCCGGACCGGGCGGCAACAGTGCCGATAACAGGCGGATGTAATCATCGTTTGTCACGTCCATGAAATCGTCCCCAGTACCGCCAGTTCGTTTTTCGCAATGGAGATATTGTCCACCGGTGCAAGCAACTGATGGCTGTATTCCCCGTTCGCACCGGAAATCGCCTCACTGATACGCGATACCTTGAGTTCTCCCTGCGGATAACCATCACGCAGCAGGAACGAACGCAACTCCGCGGTAATGGCAGCCCGTATTTCCGGTGTGTCCGGCGTCACGCGGATATGAAAATCCACTTTATGCGCCACCGGCCTGAATACATACAAATCAGAGCCTGCCACCGGGGCCAGTGGCTCAATGTGTTGTCTTGCCGCCGTTTCCGTTGATTCTTCCGGAATGGGATTAATCAGGTCACTGCTGGCAATCATCACACCGACAGTTCCCGTTCCCATCCAGTGACGGTATGTCCATGCGCGGGTAATGCCGGGCACTTCTTTAGCCCAGACAACATAGTCCCCGTCAGCCCCGCCCTGAGGCGTCCAGTAATACCGCTCAATGACGCGGGCGCGCCACGTTTCCAGATCTTCAGTATCGAATCCGCCAGTCAGGGTATCTGCAACACCGGAAGACGGCAGACCATTCACCGGCGTGACCAGGATTAATGCCGTACCGTCGTCAGCGTTACCGACCGCGCCTGCACTTGAGCAGGCGATCGGCACGCGCAGGACACCACCGGAGCTGGTTGCATCAGCAGTTGCCGTGTACTGAACCAGGTCATCGCGCTGAATCACGCTCCCGGCGGTCACCTTCAGGCCATCGCTGACACCTTCCCAGCGCATATACCCGCTGGCAGCCGTGGCCCCCTTGCGCGGACACCGTTTCATCGCAGCATGTCGCGCCAGCCAGGACTCATCGCACAGGTCAGGCAGCATGTTCATTGCCAGATAATCGATGTAACCGTAAACCGTATGCAGCGCCGCCGCATACACCTTTGCCCGCACGTCTTCATCCATGCGCCGGAGCGTGTCGCTGACGTCCAGCCTGGCGAATAAATCGTTACGGAGCATACTGATATTTTCTGCCAGCGTCGGGCGCTGAAATTCACTGTCCGCCATGCGTTATCGCACTCCACAGATCATCAAAAGAAATCATTACCGGTCCGTCACGACGCCAGAGGGTGATACTGTTACCCAGCTCATTAATCCCGGTGCGGCGGATATCCAGATCAATACGGGACACCACGCCGTCATCAATCATCCATTGCAGGCATTCGCGGATATACCCCCTTACTGTCTGCACCAGCTGATTGGTCAGTTTGCTGCGCTGAAGCAGCCACAGTCGTGAGCCGTAACGGTCATTCTGTACCGCAGGCCAGGTATCCCCCCACCATCCCATCGGGACGTCGGCGTTGTCATCAGGCTCCGCCCGCCGCCAGGTAAACAGGGAAATCACCACGGCGCGGGTCAGCGGATCCAGCGGTGCGCTGGCGCAGGTGCGTTTACCGTTCACCGTCAGCCACAGTTCCATCATGCCTCCATCGCTTTATCCGGTTTGTCGGTGTTACTGCCCTGACCGTTCTCTCTGTGACGATGCCCGTTATAGGCAAGCCGCATCGCTGACATGGTAGTGCCGCTGGAGTCGCACAGGTCTTTCACCTGTCCTGTCACTTCCAGGTCCATTTCAAAACGTGCTTTAGGTGAATTGCGAAACGTGATCGTTTTACCTGCACCGTCCACCACGATCCCCTCCCGGGTCAGCGTCACAGACTGCCCCTGATCGTCATAGACAGCCACCTCACCCGTCTGCAACCCTTTCAGGCGGTAGCGCCGGTCCGACACCGTAACAACCACCGCATGAGAACGGTCGCCATCCGGAAACAACACCACCGCTTCCGCGCCGCTGTTTGCCCTTGCGGTAAAACCGTAGGGTTCAAGATGTTCAACCCCGGCTTTGGGTTCACCGGCAATCAGGGACACATCCACGGTCTGACATTTCGTGGCGGCACTGATGCTTTTCACCACTGCCCGCGCAATCAGGCCGAGAAGTTGTCGCTGCATGGCTTCAATCGTCCTCATCAGAACGGGTCCTCCTGTACTCTGGCTTTTTTCTTTTTCCGCGCGCCGGGGGCTTCGGGTTCAGGCAGATAAGCATCAGGCGGGCCGACACGGATTTCCGTCAGGGTGCCGTTCTGGTCCTGAGTAAACGTGACTTCCGAGACAAGCAGTTCGGTATTGTCGAAACCACAGACTGGATCGAAGACAATCACCCGCTGGTTGGGCTGCCACAGCGTACCGTTACCCTGTCGCCAGCCCTGCACCACATAGGTGGTTTCATCCGTCCGCGCCGCCCGTTGTCGGGCTTCAAAGTCAGCACGCGCAATACAGCCTGCCCCCGTGGCCTGCCCTGTCTGCCTGATATACATCGGACGGTAACGGGCAATAAATGCGTCCTCTGTGCGGGCCCGCAGCGCGGTGGTGGTGACCTCACCGAAATCATCGTCGTTTCCGGCACGCTGCCCCGCCACCTGGTAAACAGAAAACCGCTCCCGGATACTCTTCTCCGTATCACAGGAAAGGATGTTTTCCCCAAGTACCAGCGCGGTATGTGCCCGCGTTGAGCCAATACCGCCAATCACCAGCCTGCCGTGCGGATCGTCGTAAGCCAGCGCCTGCTGCTGACCGAGTATTTTGTTGATAACCTCAATCACCGTTTCACCGTGATCAGGCTGAACATCAGGAATAACACCCGACGGCGCACCGCTGTTCACCACCTCAATGCCGAAAGGCGCAGCAAGCGCCTGCGCAATCTGCACCAGCGAGCGTCCGTTAAACTGTGTCGGTTCGGCTGCACAGTCAATCAGGTCAGCCGTCAGACTACGTCCGGCAATACCGGTGCTGACCGAACGGGCATCGTAACGAACGGGAGTCGCCTCCACCCAGCCGGTGATCACCAGCTCATCACCAATCAGCACTTCCACTTTTGAACCGTTTTTAATGCGCGGCTGAAGCGTGGTGATACCCTCATCTCCCGGCCACTGGCGAGTGATCTCCACACTGAAATCCCGCGCCAGCCGTTCAATACCGGCACCGATGCGCACCGATGTCCAGCCATTCCACTCCCGGCCATTTACCCGTAGCGTGACATTGTCGTTCATTGCACTGGCACCTTCAGAGGGATCACCGGCACAAAGCCGGGATGCGTAATGGCATTACGCCGGATAATGTCCGCGTCACGCGCCGCGTTATCAAACCAGGTCGCCGCCAGCACCAGCGCGGGTAAAACCTCATCCGGCGTGCGCTGAATGATCCGTGCAGACTGTTCAAGGCGCGTGTTGATATCCGCATTCAGATCTGCTTTCACCCGGCGCAGCGCCAGAAACAGCGCATCACTGGTTGTACGGGACAACTCCTTATCAATTGCCGTATTCAGTGTGTCGCGAATGTCGGTCAGTTCTTCCCACGTTGGCAGGTCAACCGTGTTTTTCACCGCCGGTGCATTGTTCAGTGCCGGATGCGTGACAGAAGGCCAGCCGGTGCTCTGCGCGGGTGTTGTTGACTGCCCTACTGTGGCATTCTGCATCACCGCGGAAGTTGTGGGCGCAGGCAATCGTGTGACGGCATACGCCGCTTCGCTGATTGCGGTCGTACGAAGGGTGCTGGCAACCACGTTACGCTGCTGCGTCGCCGTGGCGGTAGTTTTACTGTCCGTTTTCCAGACGCCGCGCGGTTGCAGATCGCTGCCGAGGCTGACACCGGAAAGCGTTTTGATCATGGTGACCAGGTCGCTGGCGTTACCATAAAGGCGTTTCCCGGTACGCCACATTTTCTGCACCTGCTCAACGAAATTTTTGCCTGACGATGGTGGCGGCAGAAGTACCGAGATATCCCCCTGCAACAGCCTGGCGGCATCCGATACGGCAGAATCCACCACTTTCATCGCATCAGAAACATACCCAAGCATTGTGCTGGCATTACCGACGACGTCGTTCTGCACAAAATCTGCCACGCCATCGATACTGAAACCACTGAAGCTGTCACTGATGCAGTCATCCAGTGCAGAACAGGATGACATCAGCGTCTGCGCCGTCGCCGCACCTGAAGTGGGGTAAGAGAGTTCTCCCGCTTCGACAAACTTCAGGTCAAAGCGGACAATACGCCCTTCACTCTTCGATGTGCTGACCCGAACTTCCCCGTCAACACAGACTTTCAGCTCACCGTAAGTCGGATGGACAAGCGTGCCGGGACCGGGTTTATTCAGCGCGTCAATCAGGCGATCGCGCTGGTCAAAGCAGTCATCTCCCACCACATAAGCTGTGATGGACGGGCGGAAAGTGATTTTCCCCAGGTCTTCGGTATAGGGTTTGTCGCGGTTCGGGTATTCGTGCGTTTCCACACGACGACCGGTTCCCGCACTTTCTTCTTCAACCTTAAACGGCACACCGCGAAATGACGCGTCCTGAAGTCTGTCTTTCCACGTCATATAAACTCCGTACATAAAAAATCCCACCGGAGTGGGACTCATTAACAGATTAATTTTTCATTACCTGCCAAAGCGCGTATAGCCAACATCATGGCTGACATCAAAACCGCTGGATCGCGTTTCCATAACCCGCATACCCGGAGGCGAATTCACAAAAGAGACCTTGATCTCACCATCAACTTTTGGCGCAGAAGCTTTGTTAATCATGAAGGGATTCGGGCCTGTGGCACCGGAGGCGTTGTTTGACTGAGCCGGATCTACCGCCTGATAAGGTGTGTATCCCCGTGCCGGTATTCCCGTCCCATAAGCATCATAAGCACCCGCGCCCCACTGCGCAGAGTTAATGGCATCGACCGTGTCACCGGAACTGTCGGTAAACCACTCAATAATTGGCTTCAGTTTGTCCCACATATCCTGAAACCACTTAACAACCGGTCCCCAGTTATTGATTACCATCCCCAGCGGCGACCAGGCAAAAACCTTCTTCAGAAGTTCCCAGCCAGCCTCAAAATAAGGACCAATGGTTTCCCAGAGCTTCTTGAAATAAGGTCCGACAACATCCCAGTTAGTGATAATTAATCCCGCAGCCAGGGCTATCGCCGTCGCAATCATTCCAATCGGCGTCATCGACATGATCCTGCTGACAATACTGATGGCACCGCCAACGCCCATCAATCCCAGTTTCAGAATCGCAAGACCGGCAGCAAGCCCGACGACGCCGCGAATAACCCGGGGATTTTCATCCGCAAACTTCGTGAATTTTTCCCCTAACTCCCCCAGCCATTGCGTGATATTTTTGGCGTCACCAGAAAATGCGCCGCCAATAGCCGCAAGGCCGTTAGTTGCGGTCCCCGTCATTGCCTCCCACAGGTTGGACAGCGTACCAAGCTGGGCCTGAACACGTTTATTCAGGCTGGCCTGTTTATTCATCTTCTGCTGGATCTGATCGTAGCCATCCTTTCCTTTATCGATTAGTGCATTGACCACCTGAAGGGTTTCGGCATCATCACCAAATATTGCCTTAAGTACACCTGTTCGCTTAACGTCGGTCAGTTTTCGCAGCTTTGCCAGTTGCCTGAACATGTTATCAAGACCGCCAAAACTTCCTTTGCCGTCAGTAAAATCGAGCTGTACCCCGAGTTTCTGGCGGGCCATGATTTTATTGACGTCCCTGATTTTCTTAACGCTTAATCCGGACTGGATAACTTTTCGCAGGGCGTTACCTGCCGACTCCCCGTTCATCCCCATCTGATCCATCATGACGCTGATGGGGGCAAGGCTCTGTGCAGCCTGAAGACCGTCCTTGTTCACCATCTTCAGAACAGAGCTGGTTTTAGTGAAGAAGGACAACATGTTGGTATCGTCAACACCCAGATAAAACGCCTTCTGGATAGTGTCGAACAGCCCCATCATGTCTTCTGACGCCGTTCCGGTAGCATCCTGCATCTTTGCAGCAAACTCAGCAGCCGCTTCCGGTGTTTTTTTCAGTTGTACCGCAAGATAAGCTGTCGCTTTACCCACACCGCCAAGAATGTTTTCTGCCGGGATCCCCTGACGCACCAGCATCTGCATCATGTTCTGGAAATCAGCCGTTGTACCGGGTAGCTGGTTACCCAGGCCAATAGCCAGTTTATTGATGTCCTGAAAGCTCTTTCCAACCTCGCCGTTCGCATCCATCATGGCGACTTTCAGCCCGGTGGCGGCGTTTTCCTGATCGGCATAAGATTTCAGGGAAAGCGTCAGACCCGCTGCCAGTCCGCCACCAAGCGCCAGCCCACCCTGTGACGCTTCTTCCGCCTGGCGTTTAAATCCCCGGATTTTCTTTTGCATTTTCGACAGCGCGGGAGAAAGCCTGTCGACACCGGTGATCAACGCCTTAAGCTCAAATTCCGCCATGTGTGCGTTTCTCCTGCTCTATCCTGTTTGCCTGACTGACCAGCAAGGGAATTTCACTGATCGGCATATTCAGCAATTCGAAAGGATTAATGCGCCAGTAGCTGGCGCAGTCAAAGAAGCGATCAGTGAGGTATTCAGCCGTCAGGCCTGGAGGAAAAAACCAGCCACAAGCCACGCCGCTGCATTCAGGTCTGCCGGAGACATCTGGTCGACAGAGCTTTGCGGCACTTTCGCCAGCCGCACAATGTATTTCGACACCACATGCGCCAGAAGTCTGACTGACTCATCCTGATTCATCTGGTAGGGATACCCCAGCTCGCGGACATCCTTCCCGGTGGGTTCATCAAACTCCAGTACGGAGAGTGTCTCGCCATGAGCAGTAATCGGTTTCTTTAACTCAAGCTCTTTCATTACTGGTAATCCCCTTCTTCACCGTGGAACTCAAGATCAACCGTGCCTTCTTCGGCATTATGGTTCGCTTCGCCGTGCAGCCAGGCAGACGACAGTACATAGACCTGACCGTTCGCCAGCTCGGCAGTGATGGTCATCTCATCAGACGAGGTGATTTTGCTTACCGGAAAATTCTTCGGCACCTTGAAGGTCCCTTTGACATAAGGCGCACGGTGAGTTTCCTTGCGGTCCACTGAACCGTCCAGGCCGATGATGTCATCGTTAACCGTTTTGTTCATGGGCACCTCAATGCCGCCGGTCAGCGATAGCTGCTGACCGTCAATTTTGAAATAACAGGTTCCCCCGATACGGGCCATTATGCAGACTCCTCTGAATACTGAAGACGGAACTGATTAACCACGGCAAAGACACGCAGCTGGTTAACATAGTCAGGCGGGAACAGCGTGTTCAGGCGGTTCGGATCGCTGGCATCACGCTCCACAACCAGGTACTGCTTAAACAGTTCGTAGTTTTCCACGATCCCCGCACGCTCAAGCTGACGGTAGGTTGCCAGCAGTTCCCCTTTGATCACCGCCGGGGTGACAATCGCCTGACCGGGACCAAAGCGGGTACCGTCACTGGCAAGCTTGTGACGCCCGTACTTACTGGTAATGACGGATTTCAGTTTGCGCAGTACATACGCGCTGGTATGCAGCGTCTCACTGTCGAGGTAACTGTTATCCGCAACCCCGTAAGCGTTTTTCCTGTACGTGGTGACATCACGCTGAATGCGTAGTACCCCGCTTTCGACATACGCCGTTGCCACGCCATGAGACAGCAGGGTCTGTTGTTCGGTCATCGTGAACCGTTTCCCCTTCGGCGCAGGCAGCATACCCACCAGCTCACCGGTCTGCGTGGGACGTGCCGGATCGTTGCGGATAAACACCGCTGCGCGGGCGGTACGGCTTGCCGCCAGCTCGTCGGCAGGCGTCTGGGTCTCTTTTTCGTACCCCGCCAGGGTAATGTGCTGCTGGTTAAACTGGTCACCTGCGGTCACCAGTTCTGACAGCGTGCCGATCTTTGCCGTATACACATGACCATACAGCTGACGCGCATAGCTCCAGCGACCGCTGGTATCGTTCATCTCGGTCACCAGCGTGTTAACGGAGGCCGTGTCGTTGAACGGCAGGCCGATATAATCAAACGGCTCATCCGCCATTGCAGCCACCGCGCCGGTGAGAACCGGAGCACCCGTTCCGGCGGTACCCGTCGCCACGGCAATCTGTACGCCCGCTGGCAGCACTTCGCCCCCACCAAAGCCGTAGTAATTGAGGCTGACAGGAATTTCATTCCCACAAAGCCCCTTATGACGCGCGGTCAGTGTGACCACGCCTGCCAAAGATGAAGCCGTAAACGGCAGGGTCGGAACGGCATTGATGGCATCCTGGATACTGCTGGCAATCATCGTGACGTTATCGCCGTTAGTCACCGGTGCCTGCACGCGGGTACGTCCTACATACACATTCACCGTGCCGGTTTCGGTTGCCGCCCCGGTCACCGTCAGCGTAACTGTTGCCGCCGCACCTGTGGATTCAGGAACGGCAATCACATACAGCTCGCCAAACGGGTCAGTCTGGCGATAAGCCTCGACCATACGCGCCAGCTGACTTCCCGCACCACAAATCTGGCGTGCATAGTCTGCCGACGACATCAGTACCAGACTGTTGGCAACAATCTCTGCACCGTTATTGGCATGACCAATCAGCAGCGATGCTCCGCTGTCCTGTGCAGTATTCGCCGCCTGGTTATCCATTTCCGCATAAAACAACGGAACCAGCGTATTCGACGGAATGGTGTTAAAGCTTATCGTCATCGGTGTTCACCTTTTTATTCACGCGCCGGATATCACCCGCTGCTTCACGGCGCAGCCAGTAGTTGTTCTCGTCAACATTTCGCCCTTCGGCGGGCAAAAGGTCGCCGCGGGCAGGGTCAGGCACTGACCGCCCTTTAACAGGTTTGACAAACATGAGGATCCTCAGGAAGGAAGGGTTATTTCGGTGTGATGTTCGATATCGCCGTCAGGCCCGTTACCGGGCTCGAGATAATCAACATCAATCGCCAGCGTTTGCAGTTCATCCAGACTGTTCAGATCATCCTGCTGGCGGGTATCGTCTTCAGTCAGCTCGCTGATGACCGAAAAATCGAACTGATAAATCAGCTCATGACGATTCAGATCCAGCAGCGTGCCGCCGTCATAGGTAATCGGGTTACCGCACGCTTCCGGGTTCCAGCCCAGCAAGGCCTTAAAGAGCATCTGCCGGACATCGTCCACCACATCATACGAAGCAAACTGACCGAGCTCATCACGCCCGTTACTCAGTATGACAACCACGGAGAAGCCCTCTTTCAGCTCCTGCCAGTAGTCGGTCTGGCTTTTGTTTTCTCCCGGAGAGTCATCACCCGGTACCACATACGCCGCCGGGAGTCTCAGCTTTCCGACCTCCGGCAGATTTTTGAACTGTGCCGCGCCTGCCACCCGGTTTTCAAAATACGGGCAGCGGGCACGCAGCGCAGCAATAACAGGCGTCAGTTTCATCTGCGTCGTCGCTCAGGCTTCAGTGATTTACGTAATTCTCGCGCCAGAAAATAGCGTGTCCAGCTGCGGTTCTTTTCAAGCGTTTCCACCATAAAGTTATTACGTGGAGCCAGCCGCCAGCCGCTGCCACCGGATGCACCACGATGATGACTACGACGACGTTTTGCTCCTCCCCGGACACCAAAAAACAGAAACGCCGGATAGAAGTCACCAGAGATCATCCGGTTCCCCTTCCCGTTGCGCTGGTTAGGGGCAATGCGTGTCATAAAACCGGCTCGCTTTTTACTGGCTCTCGGCACCATGTAACCAATCGAACGAGCCAGGCGTCCGGTCTGATAACCGGGGTTTTCACCCGGTGCCGACCGCGCACGGCGCATCACCAGCCGACGGGCATCACGCATATGACGCTGCCCAATCGTGACAAACGCCCGCCGGACACGGGCGCGGTTAAAGCGCATCTCGGCGGGCTGCTGAACATCAACGTGAAAAAAGGGAGTCGCCATTGCTGCCTCCGTGACTCTGCGTAAATTCGCCCAGTTCCGTACACTCCAGCAGCAGAAAGCGCCGCGCCCCGTTCAGATCGCGCTGACGTTTCACCCGGTACACACTGTCATCACAGACCACCTCATAATCAGCAGTGATCCCGCGGCGGTAGCGAATGGTGATGTAATGGGTGATGGCGTCCCCGGTCTGCGCGGTTTCCTGCCAGGTGGTGGCACTGGTCTGGATAACCTTCGCCCATGCCCGGAACGCAACCGGGTATTGAGGCTCCACGCCAAAGTTATCCGCGGGCATATCCACCCGCTGGCGGATCAGGACGCGTTTATTCAGTTCGCCGGGGTCCGGCAGTATGTAGGTTGCGCTGGTCTGCGCCTGACGAATTTTCATAGTGGTATAAGGCGATAAGGAGCAACCAACCAGTTAAAACTCATTGGCAACTCCATTTTCTCAACGTCTGTAACCGTTGAGCGGTTTTCGTAGAAATGGCTGACAAGTAGCAGAAGTGCCAGCTTCACATCATCAGATATCACAAGCCCATCAGGATCATCCGCAGGCCTGTCATCTGCGGTTGCATACAACTTACGGTTAAGGAAGTTTTCCGTACGACTCTGAGCGGCCTTACCAAGCAGTTCAAGCAACTCATCTTCATCAGAGAAATCATCATCCAGACGGAGCTGAAGCTTAATCTCTTCCATTTTTAACAGCATAAAACCTCCTGTGCCCGCCAGAACGCGGGCACAAAAAAACCGCATTACGCGGCGTGCTGTATTACGTAAAAAGACTAATCAACCACCAACGCTACCTTTCCCCACCAGCGCTTTAATGGCAGAGGTGTCTTCCAGGATACAGTCAAAACGATGGAAGGCCAGAAAACCGGTCTGATCATATTCCGCGTAACGCTCAACCAGACGTTTAAGAATCATGTATCGCACACGACGGATAATGAAGCGATCAAAGTCACCACAGAACATGAATTTTTTACCCGCCCCGATATCATCAATTTCCTGATCAATGACATACGGTACATTCAACACTGAAGCAGGTGCCACACCAACAATATCCGGCAACCATAAAGGGCGTCCCTGACCGTCTTCCATCTCACTGATCAGTTTCAGCGTATTATCGTTAAACGCCAGGCGGAATTTCGGTCCGCGACGATATGCAGGATCAATGCTGTGTTTCAGAGCCAGAATTTCCTGCCACTTCACCGTATTTGCCGCGGCAGTCTGTGTTGTGCCGGTCACAGATGCGACCAGCCCTTTGGGTTGTTTAGGCGTACCAGCACCAGTTCCCTGAATCAGATAACGGGCTTCACCACGACCAATACGTTCAGCAATGCGACGGGCAAGATAAGCTTCCATATCGATCGCACTGTCCTGCAGCAACTCATTAGACACACGAATTATTTTCGATGTCATTTTGAGCGCCCCAAGGCTTCCCATACCGAAATCGGTGTCTTCTTCACCGGCTTCTTCATTTTCGCCCAGCAGAACACCAACTTCGGAAGTACCATCAGCTGTTGCCCACTCCATAGTGCGACCGTCAGAAGTGGTAAGAATCTGCGCCACACTGGCGATGCCACCGTAGGATTTCATCTTCTCAACAACTTTCGCCAGGAATGTTTCTGGTACGGTATATCCGCCCTTTTCATCCTGAGCTACGCCCTGGGCACGAAGTTCACGCAACGCCTTTCGTTCTTCTGATGTCAGCTCACTGGCACCGTGACGCATCCACTTATCAAAAACCTGAGCTCGTTTCTCATCCTGTTGTGGATTGTTTTCCGGATCAAGATTCTGACGCTGCTCTTCCTCATTGCTTTCAATGTACGCCTGATCCTGACGACGCAGTTCTTCTTCGCGTGCAATTCGTTCATCAAGCGCTTCCAGTTCGGATTTTGCTTTGTTCCACTCAGTGCGCTGCTCTTCCGTCCATGCGTTATCACCAATTTTTTCATTCAGGGCGCGCATGTCAGTTGCGATAGTATTACGTTTCTGTTTCAGTTCATGCAGTTTCATGATGTTTCCTTTACGCGTTAAGAAGGGTCAGGACTCGTTCACGCGCCATACGTTGATTAATGGCTTTCTGTAGCGCGCCGCTGTTGCGCGCCTCCTGCCATGCTTTCATGGAGCGAACAGCCGAGTCAGCCTCCTGATAGGCAGGATATGTCACAGGACTGACATCCAGCAGACGGGAAAAGCGGGTTATCTCGCGAATAACAACCCCGTCCTCATCCTGATACCACTCCTCGCCGTCACGGGCGACACGGAAAGCAAAAGATGACTGGTTAATATCTCCACGTTGCATCGGGGCCAGCACCAGATCACGAATGGTCTGTGTCTCCGGAGCCTGGATGTCATAGCGCAATCCGCGCTCATCAACTGAAAGATTCAGCGTGCCTGCTGCACTACGCCCAAGAATAAAATTAGGATCGTGGTTAAACAGTGCGCGTACATCATCACCAAGCACATCGTCAAAAGCGCCGGGCCGGATGATTTCGCGGAATGAACCAAATATCAGCTCAGAACGACAGTCAAACACCGATCCATAACCGATAATGTGCGCAGGGTTATCGTCATGCCGCTCAGCACGCACCTCACCGCTGTAACAACGGATTTCACGGTCATTCATTGGTTTTTCCCTCATCATTTTTTGGGGGCTTAAAATCTCCTGCCGGGTTAGCAGCATTCACGCTTACCAGCATCTCATCCAGCCCTTCAACCGGATTCATATCCTCGAATGCGCGGGCTTCATTACGGCTCATCCATCCATCGGTAATAGCGAAGTGATAGAATTGCGCGCGCTCCTGCGGAGTTCCGCGTAAAAGCCCCGTCAGATTGAACCTAACGTAATACCCGGCGGCTAACTCAGCGCGGGTAAACAAGCGACGGTTAAGCTCCTGCTCCCAGTTCGTTACCCACGGCATCATCGTGTAGCGGACAAACTGAATCGCCTGCGCAGAAATATTGGAGAAGGTGGCTTTTTCGAGGTCATTAATCATGTGCGCAGGAATATTGAAAATACCGGCAATCATTGAACGGTTCAGTTTCATCATGTCAATGATCTGAGCGTCAACTGGCGACACAGTCAGTGCCTTGTAATCCAGATCGGCTGGCAGCAGCATGGTTTTGTTTTCCTGGCTGCGTAACGCCTGCGATGCCTTCTGCCACTGATCTTTAAGCCAGCCCCAGCTGTCCTTATTGAGTCCGCTTTTAACGGATACTATCCCCGCCGGACGGGCATTACCGCTGAAGAAGCTTTCTGTGTATTTCTGACCGCTCATCCCCATGCCTATTGTTTCGGCATGTTGCATAATCGGACTCAGCCCCATCTTCTGATTATTACCCAGCGCACGGATGTGGATCATATCGTCGGGGCTGATCGCAAACGCCCCATATTCGTTGTACAAACCGTAGGTATATCGGCCACCAGTATTCATCAGCGTCGTTTCCCACGGCATACAGCAATCCAGGGATATGACTTCACCGCGACGATTACGTTTCACCCAGGTATACCCATTCCCCCAGCCAAGGATGTGACGTTGCTTCAGTTCGCGCCATTTGTAACTGGTTTGCCAGGTATTGGGCTCATCATGAACCAGATAAAACGCCGGATGATCGCGTGCGGGCTCAACCTTCCCATTGTGCCTGCGCATAACATGCAACGGCATCTGGGCAAGGCTGGAAGACAGGACATAGATACAGGAATACACCGCAGCCAGTTTCATCGCAGTTTCAGGACTGACATAAACGTCTGTCCGGAACAGCCCATCAGTATCAACGGCATCCCCGGTTATCGGGGTGGAAGGATTCTCCAGTGATTTACTTCTGAACAGAGCATCAAGCAGCACGCGTCCCCCTTCTGGCCATAGCCAGTGCGCCCACCAGCAGTAAACCGCCGGACAGCATCAGAGCCGGAGCCATACCAAACTGCAGGTAAAACCCGCACGTAAGCAGGCCAAAACCAGCCAGCCCGATAACATCAGCAATTAGTGATTTCATAGAATTAAGAGAGCATCGTCCGGATCAAGAGATGAGAGGAAATCGTCGGGTTCTTTGAGCATTGCCCGACCGATCGCCATAATCAGCGCAACCGCACCATCGATTTTGTTTTCCGCCTGCTCCTTGACAGGCTTCACCACATCATCGTTACCCGGAATGGTTTTGCCGACCACGTTGCCGATACACCAGGTCATGATGGGATTGCCGTCATGATGAAAGCGCCCCGATTCAATCGCCGCTTCCAGCTCTTTCATCGGATCGGACATGTTGGTGTAGTTCTGAATGATGGTGATGGGGTTCAGGTCTTCATCAGCAAGGTCATGCGACAGCCCGGTCGCCCCGAAGGGGTCGATGGGTGACTCACTGACCGGGCTGATTTTGTTCGCCGCTTTGGCCTCCTCGAGGATGTACCGATAATCCACCTCCGCACCAGCGGTAACAGTCAGAACGCCCATTTCCACCCATTTCTGAAAGCGTTCGGCTGTCCGGCGATCTTCATTTTTCTCGACGCTGTACACCGTGTCATACGGTACCCAGAAACGCGGGGCCACACTGTAGTAATGCGTTTTACCGTCAATCTCGCGGGTATAAAGTCGCGCCATGCTGTTCATATCCAGCTTACGCGCCAGGTCAAAGGCCAGAATGCACGGCTGCCCCTCGAACTGCTCAAGGGTCAGTGATTTATCCTCGCAGCTCTGCCAGCTCACCAGGTTGAAATACGCCGAACGCGCCGACACCCAGATATTGAGGTGTTTTGTTTTAAAGACGTTTGCCAGACGGGCGTTATTTTTCGCACGCTGCTGCTGACTTAACAAAAATTCGCGATAAACCGACACGCCAATATTTGGATTGGCTTTTTCCAGCACCTGCGGGTCGATCCAGTCGTCACCTTCATCAACGGTATAGATGATCCCGAACAGTTCATCGTTGGGTACCGAACCGTTGAGCATCTCGATAACTTCCCGCCGCTTGTCGTAGCACGGCCCCTCAATGTTGTACCCGGCGGTGGTGATGGCCCACATCAGTGGCTGACGTCGCGCCCCCATCCCGGTAAGCATCGTGGTATAAAGCGCATCGGTGGCGTGCTCGTGATATTCATCCACCACCGCACAGTGGGGTGATGAACCATCACCAGGGTTACCGATCAGCGGTTCAAACCGCGCACCATCCTCCGGACGGTTCATGTTTGAGGCGTTAACCTCAATCCCGAACGCTTCCGTCAGCATGGGTGTGCGTTTACACATCAGTCGTGCCGGACGAAAGACTTCCCATGCCTGTTTCTCCGTCGTGGCACCGGAATACACTTCCGCGCCGAACTCGTTATCACAGGCAAAACAATACAGGGCGACACCGGCAGAGATTGCCGATTTGCCGTTCTTACGGGGGATTTCGGTATACACCTCCCGGAAGCGGCGCAGCCGGGAGCCTTTATTGACCCAGCCAAACGCGCAGCAGATCACAAAGAGCTGCCACGGCTCCAGCGTGATGGGCATCCGTTTGAATGCCCACTCACCCTTGGTGTGCGGCAACAGCTGAATAAATTTCGCGGCCCGTTCAGCCAGGTCCTTGTCGAAGCGGTAACGAAACGACTTACTTTTTTCCGCCATCAGGTCATCAAGATGGCGCTGGCAGGCCTGAATCACAAACTGGCAGGCCACAATCTTTCCGCGCACGACATCACGGGCATACTGATTTGCAGCATTTACGTTGGGGTAAGATTTCCGGCTCATGATTCGATAATTTTCAGAAACGGGTTAGTGGCTTTCTTCTGCCCCGCCAGGCCAATCAGACGCTGGCGGCTGCTGGGGTCGAGTCCGAGCATTGCCCCCGTACTGCTCATCTCGGACTCCTGTTCTTTTTTGGCGGTCAGCTCCGGATTTTTGACCATGCCGCCCATTGCACCGGTGATGGTGTTGCCCTGTCTGGCAATATTTTTCACGGCACGTCGCCAGAACTCATAGGCCACGCACCACCGCTCAAGCACCGCGAGGTCAGTCACGCACAGCAGGCCCTGACCGCAGAGTTCTTTGGTTGTCAGTTGCCACATGATCGTGGCGAGAGGGAGATCTTCTTCAGCGAACCACTCCGGTGGCTCAACACCTTTGATGGGCGTAAAAACAGGTTCATCTTTGTTCAGGGCTCGCTTGCCGGGGTTTCCGGCCAGCGCCTTGCGCGCCGTTGGCTTGGGGCGACGCCCGGAACGCCCCGCCGTTCCAGCCATATGCGGCACTCCTGGTTAAATTTCATTTTTCGCGGGTATAAAAAAACGATGGGGCGGGCAGTCCGGAAGACGTCAGGTCACAGGGATTTGACCCGCCCCTCCCCTCTGGCAGTGGGAACTGGTTCTTACTTCAGCCGTTCACGGGCCGTCTTCGCCTTATGACACGGCCAGCACAGGCTCTGCAGATTGCTGTCGGCATCAGTGCCGCCATGCGCTTTAGGGATGATGTGGTCAACGGTTTTCGCCTCGCGCACCACACCGGCACGCAAACACAACTGACACAGGCCTTTGTCACGCTTTAGTACACGCCCCCGGATAACATCCCATTTCGAACCATAACCGCGCTGGTGTCGGGACTGGCCTGGCTTGTATTGCTTCCAGCCCTCGCTTTTGTGGCTTTCGCAATAACCTGACGGGTCAGTCGTGGTATGGCGGCAGCCGCGAACTCGGCAGGCTTTTGGGGTTCGTGGTGGCATATGTACTCCAATGAAGAAGCTACCGACATAGCCTCCTCCATTCGTCGTGAAACTATTTTCATCTACCCAGTAATGAATTCTTTGAAGAGTTGTAATCAATACAACTCGCTAATGGAGAGGCTTGTCTCACACGTGAGACAAGCTTCCTGTTTGATTTACTGGACACTATAGAAGGACAGAATGCCTTCCTCACTCGAATCACATCAATTAAGGAGGTTCAACATGTTTCATTCCACAAGTCATCAGGCTGTAATTATGGCAGCATCAGTTTGTGCCACAGACCTTTTCCGCTTCACTTTGAGCCTGATTCATTTCTACCTGACCGGCTCGCCTCTATCTTTTTAATCCCCGCTTTATCCAAATTGCATTGCCAGAATGCCGACAACAGACTGACATTCAAATCCTGACTACCTCCAATAGTCTGACCGTACACCTATATAGTTTTAATTTTCATCAATCCATTTAACTATCGTTTAATTGTTGTCACATAGGATTCTGCCGTTTTTAACAATGCAGGATAATAAGATGAAAAAAATGTTATTTTCTGCCGCTCTGGCAATGCTTATTACAGGATGTGCTCAACAGACGTTTACTGTTGGAAACAAACCGACAGCAGTAACACCAAAGGAAACCATCACCCATCATTTCTTCGTTTCGGGAATTGGACAGGAGAAAACTGTTGATGCAGCCAAAATTTGTGGCGGCGCAGAAAATGTGGTTAAAACAGAAACCCAGCAAACATTCGTAAATGGATTGCTCGGTTTTATTACTTTAGGCATTTATACTCCGCTGGAAGCGCGGGTGTATTGCTCACAATAATTGCATGAGTTGCCCATCGATATGGGCAGCGCTATCTGCACTGCTCATTAATATACTTCTGGGTTCCTTCCAGTTGTTTTTGCATAGTGATCAGCCTCTCTCTGAGGGTGAAATAATCCCGTTCAGCGGTGTCTGCCAGTCGGGGGGAGGCTGCATTATCCACGCCGGAGGCGGTGGTGGCTTCACGCACTGACTGACAGACTGCTTTGATGTGCAACCGACGACGACCAGCGGCAACATCATCACGCAGAGCATCATTTTCAGCTTTCGCATCAGCTAACTCCTTCGTGTATTTTGCATCGAGCGCAGCAACATCACGCTGACGCATCTGCATGTCAGTAATTGTCGAGTTCGCCAGCTTCAGTTCTCTGGCATTTTTGTCGCGCTGGGCTTTGTAGGTAATGGCGTTATCGCGGTAATGATTAACAGCCCATGACAAGCAAACGATGATGCAGATAACCAGAGCGGAAATAATCGCGGTTACTCTGCTCATACCTCAATCTCTCTGACCGTTCCGCCTGCTTCTTTGAATTTTGCAATCAGGCTGTCAGCCTTATGCTCGAACTGACCGTAACCAGCGCCCGGCAACGAAGCCCAGATATTGCTGCAACGGTCGATAGCCTGACGAATATCACCACGATCAATCATCGGTAAAGCGCCACGTTCTTTAATCTGCTGCAATGCCACAGCGTCCTGGCTTTTGGGGGAGAAGTCTTTCAAACCAAGCTGTTTACGGTAAGCATCCCACCAACGTGAAAGAAGCTGGTAACGTCCGGCGGCTGTTGATTTGAGTTTGGGGTTTAGCGTGACAAGTTTGCGAGGGTGATCGGAGTAATCAGTGAAGAGTTCACCACCGACAATAACGTCATAACCGTGGTTACGTGTCGGTTGTCGTCCGTTATCCGTTCCTTCTGACCAAGCCACCATATCAAGGAAAGCTTTACGCTGGGAATTTAGTACCTGCATAAATTACTCCTTAGAGCCACCAAATTTGTTACCGATTACTCGCATTGCAGCCCCACGAATAGCATCGACACCGATCAGCCCCACCCCACCACCAATGGCAACAGAAAGTGATTTAGGCCATCCGACATACTCAAGAGCGGATGCAAAGGTCAGCGTCAGAGCGCCACATAGCAAAATCTCGAGCGTTTTTCGCTTCCAGCCACCACCACCGCCAAAATAGGCGATGCGCAAACCAGCCATAACGATCGACATAATCACTGCACCCAGCGGTGTGTCTCCACGCCACCAGCTCTGAAACAACTCCAGCCAGTCCGGCCAGGTATTTGGGTTATGAGGCATTTCGTCATCTCTCACCTCGCGATATTTGCGGGTGCTGTGTTGGAAATAAAAAGGCCACGCAACGTGGCCACCAGAATTATTTCCCCACCAGTTCACTTACCTCTTTCACCGTCTGATTAAACCGCTCTGACTCAAGTTAAACACCTAACGCCCGACGCCCCAGCGCCATTGCTGCTTTTATTGTGGAACCGAATCCCATAAAGAAATCAGCAACCAGATCACCAGGTCGACTACTGGCATTGATTATTTGCCTGAGCATATCCGCCGGTTTCTCGCACGGATGTTTACCCGGGTAGAACTGAACGGGCTTATGCGTCCTGACATCGGTATAAGGCACGGAGACTGATACGGAGAAATAGCGCCGGTGAGATTTAAACTCATCCAGCAATTCAGAAGATTTGCAATTCAGTGAATCATGAGATACCACCAACTGGTGGTAGGATTGTCTCAACTAGTGAGCTTTATACATTTAAGTGCGATGCACAGATAATAACCACGCCAATGGAATATCACACACAAAATTGATAGAACACTAACAATAAGCCACAAAATAATTCACAATTTATTTTTACAGTGGATAAGTAGCAAAGTAGTGAATGTGAATAACGGCTAACTAAGATGAAACAAAAAGCCCCACAATATGTGGGGCTCCTTCGCGATTTATAGTAAAATAATCGATTCTCTAGCTGAAAAAATCTTTAAAAATTATCAGCAATACGCAAGTTTTTTACCGTCATCCGGTACTAGTTTGATCACTACACCAGGATTCTTACGCTCTAACATCTGAGTTTGACTCCATGTAATACCAAAGGTTTCCATTGGAGATGCATTGCCAGCAAAGAGTTCGGCGACGACTTTAGCTGCCTCAATCTCTATCTGCTCATGATGTTTCATAAAAATCCCCTTGTTCAGCACTAAGCTGTAGTTGCTTCTTTGAAGCATAAAGGCAACAAAGTTTGTTACCTGAAGATGTATAAAGTAAAGCGTAGTACATTTTGTGTGTGCTTTGTGTGGATCCAGATTGCATCAACTAAAAGAGGTTTTCAATACTTTTGTAATGATTCTGGAGAAATTAAGAATCTAACTCACACTGATTGGTTAGGTAAAACGCTCCTAAGCACCATTGCGCAACCACCTCGTTCGTAATCAGCAATGTACTCAAAACCACTTTCAGTATAGTATCTTATTGCCCCATCAACTGGACTAACTAAAGCTATCGAATCAATAGATTCACCCTGAAGGTTCAGAAATCGTGCATATGCAGAGAAGCAATCCAAAACGATACCAAGCATCTGATGGTCTAGGTCTTCATGTGCATCATTACGTTTTTCCATCCAGCAAATATGCACCGCATTTTTCGGCTTACAGTAACACCCAAATGCAAATCCAATAGGCTCCCCACGATAATAAACAACTAGTTTTATCGGGTGTTCTTCCATCATATCCATAAACACTCGCGACTTTAGTCCGGGATCCCACCGCAGTTTATTGTTAGCCTTGAGGAACTCCATATCTTTTAGTACCAGCTCGTCGGCATATACGAGCCCTAACGACTTATGAGGGAAGCGCCCTTTTAAATACTCTGCAACATTTTTAAATACTGCTGTTTGGAAGGCTTGAAACATCATGTCGATCCAGACGAGACGAAAGTTTAAATTCTACCTACTCGCCGAATACCATTTCAATGCCACACATCTAAAATTCCGAAAAAAAACCCGCACATCAGCGGGTTTTCTACTTTTTATTAAAGCCGGACACACAATGCCTATCATTGAGAAAATATTATCCATTTTTTTTGAAAAATGCAAGCATCATGTCGCCATTTTCGTCGAAAATCATTCATCTCGTCACTTTCCTCAATTGTGTCTCAGCATACGCTTCTTCCTGCCAGCACTTTGTAACCAGTTTATCAATGACATCTGCATATCCTTTGTACCACTGATAATCCGTCAGGTCTGGTACCAGCTTCTGGACATGAAGCCGCGCCAGTGTGGTTGGTAAACGGCTAAACCGGTTTCCATTGCAACGCCCACAAACCTTATAAACAGGCGTGCCATGAAGCCTGGTTCTTTTTTCATCCAGGACAATACCTTTACCCTTACACCCTCTGCACGCTGTGCTGACTTCTCCCTTACCATGACAATGCTGACACAGTTCCTTCACCCACTCTTCCTTGATAACAGATTCCCCGCTTCTGGAGTGTTTCACCACCTCGCGCAATACATCATGAAATCCAGTACCAGCACAATGCTCACAGCGAGCCTTACTTGCCGCAGACCTGGAATAATCAGCAAAGGCAAAATTCACAAGGTAAGGAATGATCTGTAGCCGGGTTTCTTCACTCAATTTGTTCAATGTCGGGTTATCCAGTGCCATCGCGTAATTGAGCAGACCTTCAATCGCAAACTGAGGATCCTGAACACCAACTTTTGCCAGGAATAAGGCAAACCCAAGCGGTGCTTTCGACTGCACCATCCCCTGCGCAGCCATTACATCCGTAATTGTTAAACCACCAGAGCCTGTCGCCGGTGCGTCATCGCTCAATTTTGGAGATTTTGGGGAGTAATATTTCGGTAAGGCTTCAAAGTTCATGCTCGTTCTCCACTTACGCCAGTACGCCTATTGCCAGCGCACGATCGATAAAACGAAATATCAGCTCCAGCTGGGAGCCATACTTCTCTTCAAATGCCACGGTATCCGCATGCAGCTCGTCGTGATGCTTTCTGCACAAAGGCAACACAAAGAGGTCATGCGCTTTTGTACCCATTCCTCCCTGACCGTGACCTATCAGGTGGTGGGGATCATCAGCAGGCTTTCCACAACATGCACACGGCTGTGTCTTAACCCAGCGCGTGTACTTTTCATTAACCCAGCGGCGACGTTTTGGGCGTAACATAAAAGACTCCGGCGACTCAGGATCCACTTTCAGCGCCAGCACCTTTTTCGCTTTATCCTGGATGATGCTGGTGGCAGGAACCGAAGGCACAAGGTCACTTTCCCGGGTAACAGACGGCACAACAGGCTTCGGTAATCTAAGTGCCTTACGGGCTGCACTTTCCGGTAAGGCATCCGCCAGGTCATTACGAATCAGCCACCAGCACAGTTCCGGCATTGTCACAACGTGACTGTCATCAAAACCGAGATCCCGACGCACAACAGACAACACCCAGCGGGCACAGTTATCCGTTGCCATTGATTCCAGCCGTTCCGTGAACTGATCGCGCAGCTGGTTATCGCAGTGCCAGCACAGACGGATTGCGCCCGGAGCGTGTCGCATTGTGGTCATGTTCTCGCTGTGCCAGTCGGAATGAGGCCACTGGCAGCCTTTTTCACGAAGTAACCAGCTTTCAAGACATTCCACGCCACCAGCACGACGGATCACTGCCTCATTGCGGAACACGGCCCGAACGGCAGGATCATCCGCCAGCGGTTGTGATGCCGCCGGAACGGCACCACTGGCGAAAGATGAATAACGTTCCGGCTCAGGCTCCAGCAGGACACGCCCCTGCATAAACAGGGGCATCAGCTCTGAACCTGGCCTGAACAATACGATCCCCATACGCGGGGCAATTTCAGGAGTCAGTAGTGCTCTCACGGTCACCTCAATGAACGGTATCGAGCAGCTTTAACAGCTCAGGGAATCGGGATTCGAAGAAATGCGGCTGCGTCTCGCGCGGATTTGCGGGACTGGTGATGTTCTTGCCGAACATGCAGCCTTTCGCTGTCAGCGACCAGAATTTTTTGATGTTGTTAATCGCAGTGCGGCTGTATCGTTCACGTTGTTCAACGATCCCCAGCTTCGCCATCTGGTGATATGCCTGATTAGCTGTCAGGCGGATACCATACTGCTTCAGCAGTGCACTCAATGATAGCGTGGGGCGGCTTGAGCCATCAGGCGCGTCAGCAGGAGCATCAATGGCATAGCGCGGTGCCAGATTCGGTAAGCCAACAGCCTCCTGGAGTTTCTGACAGGCACCAAGCACTGAAGAGTTAGACAGGTTTAACTCCCGGCGCATAAAGTCCAGCAGGATCACGCCAGCCTGCATCTTGTCAGCAGCCTGTCCGGATAATTTTTCCGGTGCGCTGGTTACCATATCGAAAGTACGGATCACCTTCAGATGGAATGACGGGCTGATCCACATTGCATAGGCATACACCAGTTCCTTGCAGACATACGTTCCCCGTTCATTTCCCCCATGAATCACACTCACCGGGTCAACACCCAAATTCTGGGTGTTGGTCAATTCATGAACAAGCTCAACAGTTTGTTGGCTGGAAAGAAACTTTCCCGGCTCCTTGGTTCTGGCATTTGCACCAGATGCTACTGCTGCGCGATGCAGATCGTTCAGGCTGTAACGCCCATAAGCATCACGACGAACTTCAATACCATCAATGACCATCAGATTATTCATACTTCGTTTCTCCTCTTAATCAGGCGGCTGCACCCGCCGTTTTCTCGTACTTACTGATAGTGATCTCGACCTTCCCTTCCGGGATAACCGGTCCCCACTCCACCAGCATTCTTTTCACCTGACTGTCGTCTTCCCACACACCCGCGTGGGTCAGGGCGTCAAACAGCGCCTTGTTATAGTTGTCCAGATCGCGGATCCGGTTATCCGGAGGAAACAACACGATCTCCACTGAAGCAGGTGCCGACGTTGGTTTCGGCAGACGACGTAACTGCTCAACTATTGCTGCGCACGCCGCGCTCTGGAATTTTCGCCCCGCCGCGCTTATCAGGCTCTTACCAGCAAACGCCCCTTTGTTGGGGTGTCGCCAGTACGTGTTCACGCTGGGCGGAAAAGGCAGGATCAGCTTCATACTTTCAGGTCCCTCTCATGTAACCAGTGGGTTGCACGCAGCCTTGCGTTTTCCTCACCGGCAAGCAGTGCGCGGATAATCCCGACCGCCTCGCTGTCGTCGTCCTTCACCGCGATATGAAGCGTTATCCCCCGGGCCACGCCACGCTTTATCGTGATGACGCCTTTTTTCTCCAGTGCGCGAAGATGCTCCACCGCTGCATTCACTGAACGGTATCCCAGCATGGTTGCCACCTCCTGATTGGTTGGCGGGAAGCCACGTTCTTTCTGATAAGAAATCAGCATATCCAGCACCTGCTGCTGGCATTGAGTTAACGTCGTCATGCCGCCATCTCCCTGACCAGTTTTTCTGCCTGCTGGCGAACCTGCGCCAGAAAGGCCTCACCACATGCCTCAAGTTCATAGCGCCCGATGTAGCTGATTGCCGGTCCCTTCCAGGTCTTGTCGAAAACAGCAATAGCACCAGCGAAGAAAGCGCCTGTCGGCACCTGCTTCTCATCCTTCGGGATAAACCAGGCAGGCAGTTCAAAACCAATACGCCCGCGAATAAAAGCAATATGATCTGCATCTTCCGGCCACCACACTTCGCTGGTGGCAGCTTTGATCAGGAAAACATAGCGCCCGCCTTTATCACGCATGGCACTGGCATGCTTCATGATGTAACGCATGCCGGTGATGTATTGCCCCTCATGCTGACTGGCGCGGCTGTATGGGGGATTACCAAAGGCAGCACCTTTAAGCTCCGCAAGACGTTCTGACCAGTCATGCGCCAGCGCGTTGTCTTCCGCAGTGTAATAAGCGGCACATTTGGCGTTATCACCGTCAGTGAACAGATCCAGAACAAACGGGCCAAACAGGGTGTTAATTCCCCAGAAAATGTTGTCCGGCGTGCGCCACTGATCGCCCACTTCCTTCAGTTCATGGGCTGGTTTGTTCCGCAGCTCCACCAGCGCCTGGCAATATTTATTACTCATTAAGCCCCCACGTAATTCCCTGACAGATACCACTCTTCACCCGATACAGCGCGCTTGCTGCTTTTCCGTAAGCACCGCTCACGACGCGCCAGAAAATTGTTTCGTTCTGGCTGGGAGTGGCTTTCACGGAATGCCGCCATCCACACCGTTGCAGCACGACGGTATAAGCCCCTGGACTCCAGTTCTTCAGCCTGGCGGGTCAGGCACAAAATCACCCGGGGATCGTTAGTGCCGACATAGAAATTGCGCACAGGTCTGGTTTCACGAACTGGTTGTGGTTCCGGCTCCTGCGCTCTCTCAGTCAGGCGCGGGAAATGTCTGCGTGTATCCCCTTCACAACGGTGAGCCACACGCCCACTCTGACGTAACTTGCTTGCAGACTGCAGAACGCGCTGCCGTGAGTAACCTGCAAAAGCATCCGCAATGTCTCCGGAAGTACAGCCCGGATGGGCTTCAATGAATTTCTGAACGTCATTCAAAAGACTCATGCTCACCCCCTGAATCCTGCCGGGATCTGGCTGTAGTCCACGTTGTCGTAACTGGCTTTGAAGTACGGGTCCTCGCGTTTTTCGGTGTACGTGCTGACGGACGGCGATAAGCGCAGGGAAAGCTCATCCCATTTTTCCCGCAGCTTCGACGGGCTGAGCACGTTACGGCACCAGAACGGATCGCGACTGACGCGGCTGTACATCTCGCAGATTTGTTTATGAGTACGACCATCCTGCACACACATCAGGCGAATTTCGTTTGCCCAGGCTGTCCAGTTCGGTTCTTTGGGACGAACCACCTCGCCGTCACATTCGGCGGCATGCTCGTACAGGGCGATGATTTTTTTCCAGAGCCACTGTGCACAGGTCAAATCATCCTGCGTCCCCCACTGGCGCTTTTTAGGGCTGAATACAACCGCATCAGGATGGCGAGTTAAAAAATCCTGTTCATCCGTCTGCGTGTCCGGTTGCGAAGCGTCCGGACGAGAAGGTTTTTTATCTGACGGATCATGTTTTGATTTTACTGACGGATCCCCGCCAGATTCTGACGGGTGAAAACCCGCTTTTTTGCCAGATTTCGACGCATCAAATTTTGACGGGTCAGATTTTGATGCGTCAGATTTTGACGGGTCAGAATCTGACAGTTGAGAAAATGCCGCTGCCTGAAGCTTCGCAACGTTAAGCTGATAAACATTCGACGCATTGCGGTTACCCTGGCGACGCGCCTTACGCGTTAACCAGCCTTCTGCTTCCAGCCGTGCGATAGCCGTTCTGACGGTGCTCATCCCCGCGCCAATCTGGCGGGCAATGGTTTCAATTGATGGCCAGCACACACCTTCGTCATTACTGAAATCAGCCAGGCGGGCCATAATTGCCACGCTGGATAACTTCATGCCTGACGCAGCGCAACCATCCCATACATAGCCGGTTAATTTAGTGCTCATGACCGACCTCTATTTCCCTGAATTTACGACGAAACTGTTCGAGCGGGCTGAAGCACTCATGCTCATAGCCTTCGCGGAGGTAGATAACCCGTTGTGTTTCCGGTTCCCAACGAATGACTCTGACGGGCACTCCGTAGTGATCTTTGAACCAGCGGTTAACTTGTCGCAAAGGACTGTCTCCTTTTGCCTGTTGAAATCACCCACAGCCCACTCTGCAAAGCTGTGGGTTACAATTTCCCTGTCACCTGGTACATTCACTGCATAGCAATACTCCACCTTCGCTTTTCCACCCGGTACAGGAAGTGCAATCAGTTGCGAGCGACGGTAGTGTGTTGTTAAACTGTTCATGCGTTAGTTTCTCCACAGTCACGACACGCCACGGCGCCCGGAGCTGCACACTCGCGGGCGTCATTACTTTCTGAAATGCAAAAAATTTTGTAGACCAGTGCTGCATGCTCCTGCAGCTTCGAAATTGAGAGGTACAGCTCGTCGTTAATTGCTGAACCGCTCCGGAAATCCTGGAGACTAAACTCCCTGAGATAGAGGTAAACAGGATGACTAAAAATACTCGTTTTTCCCCCGAAGTCCGTCAGCGGGCGATTCGTATGGTTCTGGAAAGTC